GTCCGGGCCGAGGGAGGCCTCCAGACTTTCGACCCGCCCCCTATCGTCGAGGGGGAGGAGGTCGGGAGGCGGTCGAGGTCGATGGCGAGGTTCCGGCGACTTCGAACTCGCCTACCTCCTGAATGTCTTCGATGCTGGCATCGCGCCATTCGGTCGATGGCTTAAGGCGATCCAAGCCTGGCCGAACAGGCATGGAGTGATCGACAACCCACGTCGCGTGCTCCACCTGAAGAACCAATCGCCCGCGCCACCCAAGTCGATAACGATACCGTCCTGTCAGCGCCATCATCACCACCGAGCTTGCGCTCGCTCCTGCTTCTGCTTCTCGCTGTCGTGGTAGGCCTTGCTCACCACGTGAAGGTTGTCCTCATCCCAGAACAACCGCTCGTCGCCGCGATGCGGAACCTTGTGGTCGATCACTGCGCTATTGCCAGCCGGGTATCTGCCGACGCAGATCACGCCGGTGCGTTGGCAGGTGTAGCTGTCCCTGATCAGGATCACCTGCCGCAGCTTGCGCCAACGCTCGGTCTTGTACCATTTGCGCCAACTGACAGACTGATCGCGCTCGCGAAGGCGAGCCTGCTCGTCGCCAGGCGCACGCCCGATACGAGGGGCAAGGGAGGACACGCGAGGCTTAAGCGTCGATAACCGTGCCATGACCCGTCCACAAAAGCGAAACCCGCCGAGCGTTTCCGCCAGCGGGTTTTTGAACCTGATTTAACGTGCTGACTATCTGTCAACCTTCTGACGCACGCAACACCTTTTTGATTTGAGAGAATAGAGCAAGCATATCAGGCAGATAGAGTGTTTTCGGCGCCTGTTTTCGCCCTCAACCATGGGTGCCTGTCTGGCGCGAACGCGTAGAGCTGATGAGCGCCGAGCCTGTCCCGAAGCGATTCATGCAGGACTTCCAGCGCTGACTGCCACAGCTGCCAATCGAGCCGCGTGAGGATGTCGCCGCGGATCGACCTGCTGAGTGTCCACTGGCGATAGGCGCCCTTGAGTGGACGATGGCGCTTCTGGTCATACCCGTTGTCCTGGTAGATGTAGGTGCGGCCTAGGCTGTCCTTCGACTTCCTGTCGATGAACCAGATGGGCTTGCCCTTTGCCCCCAGCTTCATGCGAGACGTCGGCTCCTTCGCCTCCCACGACGGCCCGCGGCCCAGCATGGCGGCGCTGATGACGAGGTTGACGACGTGCCGGCCGTTCAGCCTGTCGCTGCGGCAACGCTGCTCGTCGGCGACGCGCTCTACCTCTGCGCGGACAAGCCCATGCGGATCCTGCCATTCCGGGAATGGATGCCATCCAGCCGCGATCTCGAAGCCCTCGCGCTGCGCCAGCGCGCGCACCGCGTCGCCGACGAGCACAGCATCTGCAGCCGGCTCGCCCTCGTACACGTATCCGGGGATTGCGCCATAGTGGTTCGGTGTGCGGTCGATCATCGTTCCGAGCGCCGCGACCTCGACAATCGCGTTCCAGCTCGATCCCGCCACCAGCGTTCCGCCGTTGCCAGCGCCGACCTTCGGCAGCTCGTGGACGAAAGCCCAGGTCAGAAGCTGTTCGATCGTGCTTTTCTTCATGCCTCAACCCCTTCCGTCCCAAAATTCACGCTATCGACCCAAATCAGAAGCTTCCGTCCCAAGACGCTGAAAACAGGGTCTTTGTTTTTATTGGTAAATTTCAGATATTGGGTCGCTAGGGACGATAGGGACGATAGAAATGAAGTTTGTATAGCGCGAGACGATTTTGATTTTTGTCTCTCTATAGGCCGATATCTATCTGCACGCGTATGCGCGTCACGTAAGGCGGAAACTATCGTCCCTAGCGTCCCTAGCGTCCAAACCCATTGATTTCCCTCACCCTTTGAGTGGGGCGATAGCATCCCGCTATCATTCTCATCGTCCCTAGCGCCCCATTTTCCGGCCCGAGAATGCCGGGCAAGGGCTGGCGATGATAGGTGCGGCGGTGCGCACATGCGAAGGGTCCGGGTGCGCATCATTGGATGCTCTCCGGAAATTCCTCATAGGGAGGCGCGTAGCGGCCGTCAGGCGGCCCCTCTTGTTGCTTCTTTCCGAGGAAACGATCCAGGACGCGGATCCCGCGGTAGATGGTAGTGCCGCTCTTGCCTTTCCAGAACTGCCGCATCGATTTGTCCGGACTTTCCCACATCTTTCGCGTCTGGTCCGGTAGCCTGCGGCTGAAGGTCGATGCCTTGAAGTCCGGCAGGCCTTCCAGTCGTGCGAAGTTGGAATAGCCGATGTAGAGATCCTCCGGCGTTGCCGTGTCCTCCTCGCTGCCTGTGATCTCGCAGCCGCCGCGCAGGAAGGCGCCGAGTGGATCACTCTCCTGTCGATACTCTTCTGTAGCTGCAAGCACCTTCTCCGGAGGCCTGAGCCCCATGGTGAGATAATCAAGCGCGCCCGCCACCATCCATGCGAAAACGCCGTCCATTTCGCGGCGCAGCTTCTTGGGCAGTTCGGGATCAACCTCTTCCTTCGGGATCTGGATTTCCCAGAAGATGAGCATCACCCGTCGCCAGATGCCGTCCGAGTCGTCGGTGATGATAGGCTTGTGATTGCCCTGAAGGATAATCTTGAATTGCGGGATCAACTCGAAGAAGTCCTGATGCAGGCGGCGAACAGAGATCTTGTCGCCGCCCGTCAGCGTCTTGATCAGCGCATCCTTGAGCTTCGTTCCCATCTCCGGCTCAGACGCCGAGACCAGACGCGCGCCGGGCAGCCTGGCAAGGTCTGGCGTTGCCTCGCCGCCGCCCTTGCGACTGTCGCCGGCAAAGCTGTCGATCGATAGCGACACGGCGTAGTCGTTGAGCGCGTCGACCATCAGATCCACGAATGTGCTCTTGCCGTTCCGCCCGGCGCCGTAGAAGAACAGAAGGCACTGCTCGGTCGTCAGGCCCAGCAGGCAGTAGCCCATGAAGCGCTGCAGGAAGCGCCGCATCTCGACATCGGGCATGACGCGCTTGAAGAACCGGTCGAACTCGGGCGCCTGCGCTTCCGGATCGAACGAGACCTTGGCAAGCTTGGTGATATAGTCGCGGGGATCGTGCTTGTCCTGGCGTACTCGCCAGCGCACACGGCCTTCCTCGTCCGCTCGGATGAAGCGAAGCGTGCCGGAGAAAGTGTTGACCGCATAGAGGTCGAGGTTGAGATCGTTGACCATCTTGGCGCAATGCGGTGCGGCCTCGGTCAGCATATTGTTGATCTTGGTGGTGCCGGCAGCGCTCTTCGCGTGGCTGTGGCGAGACGACATCCGCCCGGCGCGCTCCTTATTGGCCTCGCGCATCGCGTTCACCCGATCCTCAAGAGCGGCGTACTTATCGAGCTGCTCGACGGTCCATTTCTTGTCCGGTCGCCCCATATCCTTCAGTTCAGCCGCGGCAATCCGGCCATCTTCGATCGCCGTCTGCTCTTCCGGCATGGCATCCAGCAGAATAGCCTCATCGTCGATGAATTCGGCCGTGCGCTGCGCCAGCGGGCGCACGACGGAACCGTCTTCGTCTTCCTTCCAGCGCTTGCCGTCATAGCCATGCCAACCAACACGCGCGACGAAGAGGATCCTGTCGCCGTATCGCGTCAGCAGCCGGTTGGCGTTGCCGATATCCGTCTCCGGGAGGGATGCGCATTCCTCCAGCAGCTCCTGCGCGGAAAGCTGGAGACGCGGCTCGCGCTCCGGTTCGTCCGCAATGATCACGGGGTCCGGGTGATTGTCGAAGTAGCGCCGCTGCCCCTCCGCCCTGGCGATCATCTCCGCCACGGCGGTCGGCATGTTCACATGCTCGTTCACTCTGTCATCCCCTGTCAGTCCGGGCCGCCATGCAGGCGGCGAAGTCCGTTTCGGCCGGCGGCCAAATCGTCACGATGTGCCGCCCCTCGCGCGAAAGCCGCTTCTCTGCCCTCGCCATTGCCGAAGCCGTGAAAACGAATTCGCTGTCGCCATCGGCGATCAGCACCACGGACGTCACATGCTCGGGCAGCTGCAACAGCTCGGCAGGATCAACGCCCTGCTTCGGCTCCGGCCCCTGCACGCGTGCAGCCCGCATGCGTCCGCGCTTGTCGGTGGTCGTCAGCGTCGGGTGCGGAAATCCGCTTGCGGGTTCCGCCGGCCCGGCAAGATTGCCGAGGTCGCCGGCGGCGAAATAGAAGGTATCGGCGCGAAAGCCCTCGGCGCCGGCAATGGCGAGGCCGTTCTCGATGCCTTCGCCGCCGACCCATCGCGTCGACGACATCAGGCCGAAGAGCGGGATCAAGGATCCCTTCTTCACGCCCTGCATCTTCTTCGTCGGAAGCGCTTCGCCGTCGTCTAGGATGACCGGTCGAAACTTCGGCTCACGCGACAGGTCGATCCACGTCTCATGGCAGCCGGTCACGCGAAAATCGACATCGACGAAGGGCGCGATCATCGCCGGCCCGACATGCAGGCAGGGATGATGACCGCGATCGTCCTTGCGATTGCGCCAATAGGAGTGCTGCGGATCAAACCGGATGTTCGCCCAGACCGCATCCGGCATGTCGAAGCCGGTGCGAAGGCGAAGATATTCGCCAGCCGCGGTCCGCTCGCCGCCTACGACCATTCGGGCGTTGAAGAATATGCCGCGCCCCTTGGCAATCGCCTTTTCTCGGAAATCGTTGCTGGCACGCGCGGCAGCCTCGGCATTGCGCCGCCGGCGATCCTCGATCGCGGCGAGCCGCTCCGCGCGCTGCTCTTCGGTTTCCCGCTCGCCTTCGGCCGGAATCTCCCGCTGCAGCGCCTCGCTGCATGCCGTCAGGAAGCCGGTGCGGCTCGAAAGATCATGGCCACGAGCATGCGCGATGAGCCCGATCCCGTCCCGGCCACCGCGCCCGCACTGGCGGCAGTTCCATGCCTGCTTCGTCGAGATCGAGAACCGGTCCTTGCCACCGCAGACAGGGCAAGGACCGGCGAACTCGGCGCGCGTCATGACATAGCCGAGGATCCCGGCGGCCTCGGTGACCGAGACGGCGCGGGCCTCCTCGACGAAGGTGTCGATGGCGGCCGTCATTCGGCAGCCTCTCGGAACACGGAAAGCGCCTGATCGCCCCACTGCCGCGCCATAGCCGATGCCATGCCCGGAAAGAAGCGGCTCCGCTCTTTACCCCGATCCTTGCCAGGCGGCATGCGCCATACGCGGTTCCAGGCCTTCCATTCATCGCTGCCGGGCTCCGGTTCTGCCAGCCGGTTCGTTTCGGCAAGAGGGGTCAGCCCGCGGAGATACCAGCCGGTGGCCTTGTACTCCGGATGACCAAACCAGAACGGTTGAGCCACATGCGGCGCCGGCACATCTGAAGGCATCCGTGCCCGCGCAATGTCGTGCATTTCCGGGTTTTCGATAGCCACGCGTCCGATCGGCGCCCGCCAGCAGGCAACGAACAGATCGACACCCTGCTCGAATTCCTCGATCATGCTCGACCAGGATCGGCCCTTTGGCAGCTTCTTCGGCGGTGTCAGATGACCCGGCCCGGAAAGCCAGCGTCTGCCCGATCGGCAAAGCCTTGTGCAGGGCGGATGCGCCACGACAAGCAGATCCCATCCATCATGCAGGATCTCGCGGACATCGCCCCGGACATGTCGGTTGCTGCCGTCTTCTGCCGGCAGAAGGTCACAGGACCACGCATTAAAGCCTTCGGCGAGAAACGCGTTGCGCACCGTGCCGGAATATTCGCAACCGACAAGAACGCGAACCGAGGATCGGTCAAATTTGCTCATCCCCGCATCTCCCGCCGCGGCATGTCGCTGAACGCCTGGTAGAGCGGCGCTTCCTGCGCCCGCATGATCCGCAGCTTCCCCTGCATCTGCAGCGCCTTGACCGCGAGCGCGAGGGCGTCCGTATTCGGCCCCGGCCGCCAGTCGGCGGCGGGCTTGGCGATGAAGGGGGTTCCGGGGAGCGTGCCGCGCAGCGAGTATGCGCAGGTAATGTTGCGATGATGCTCCATCTCCGCCGGCACCATGCCGAAGGCGCGCGCCGTCTCGACGCACTCGATCATGGTGGGCGCGATGACGTAGAGGGTTCGAGGCCGTTCGCGCGCCATCACTTACCTCGCGCCTTGCGGACGGCGTCTATCCCGTCACGGGTCACGTGGTAGACGGCGGCCGCAGATTTAACGCCCCGCTTGATGCAGACAATGTGCCCGGCAAGCGTTAGCTCGCGCATGGCGCGCGCGGCACCCTTGGCGCCGACGGCGGCGCGCTCCGCGATCTCGTCCAGCGACAAGGAGACGCTTTCGCCGTCGCCCTCGTCGAGCAGCATGGAAAGCACCTTCATCTTGTTCGACCGAACGTCGACGCTGGTATCAGGCTCGACCCAGTTGGCCGGCGCACTGGGCGTAGAATAAAAGTGCCGCTGCTTCATCAGCCGCCGCGCAGTCTCGTTCGAGATCGCGATCGACGCCGCCACGGCAGGTAGCGGCAAGCCGGTTTCCGTCGCCAGCAGCAGCGCTTCCGTCTGCAAATGCGGCTCCAGCTTCGCAAAGCGATCCGGGGTCATATGGTCGGAGAACGAGTATTGTCCGAACACCGGGCTATCTCCATTCCTGGGCAAGTTGAGGCGGGGTCGAAGCCGGAATTCCGGCCATCGAAGGCAGAGCGGCAGTCTCGACGGGAGCGGTTGGCGTAGCGGGCGCGGCCCGCTCACCGGCCACGTGTTTGGCGCGCCAGCGCGAGACCTTCTCCATCTCCTCGTCGGTGAGGAACACCAGCCCGCCGCGCATCCGGCGCTCACGCCATGCGATCTCTGCGCCGGAGGTGTCCCGCCGCGTGGTCCAGATGGCAATGTGCACCTTCGCGCCGTGCGGAAGCGCGAGGATCTCGACGGGATCGTCGATCACGCGCGCAAAGCTCGGCGCGTTGCTTCGCGCGCAGGCGAAGACGGAGGAAAGGGCAAAGTCGATGTCGTCGGTGACGATGGTGAAGAGGATCCGGTCACGCATCTTCCGCCTCCGGAAGATCATCGGGATCGGCAAAGAGCCGATCGGTCTCCGGCTGGTCGAGCAGGGCGATGTTCCGCACGGCCTGCCGGAAATACGATGGCTTCAGCTCGAAACCGATGCCGCGGCGACCGCAATCGACGGCGACATAGACCTCCGATCCAATCCCGAGAAACGGCGTCAGCACCGTCTCGCCGGGCGCGGACCAGAGATCGACACAGCGCTCGATGACGTCGAGCTGCAGCGGCGAGATGTGCTGTTCGTCCTGATGATCGCGCGCGGCGCGATACTGCAGCGTCCGGGTCTGGCGAATATCGGTCCAAACCGGTGACGCATATCGCTGCCACACCAGCACCGATCGCCACATGTCGAGCGGCCACGGCTTCTGTCCGGCGTTCAGCGTCCGGCAGTACGCCTCGTACCCGGCATCGGTGATGTCGAGGCCCTCGCCTGAGAAGCGCTCGAACATGCCGGCGACGGGCGCGGCATTCTCGCCGGGCTTGCGGAACATCACCATGTAGTCGGCAAGTCCCTGTCCGGAGATCGTGCTGTCCTTCACCACCTGCTTGTGCAGGAGCCGGATGGATTTCGTCCGCTGCTGCGCGACGACGGGATCCTTCCAGATGCAGACTTCGGAATGGAAGATCCAGCCGGCAGCCTGATAGGCCCGGACGATCTCGCCGCGAAAGTCCCGCATGCCGATGAAGCCGTCCCGGTTCTTCGAGGTCGGCAGCTGCATGCAGTGAACGGCGTGCAGCCGGCCCGGCTTGGTCACGCGGAAGAGCTCGGCGATCAGGAAGCCATAATGCCGCCAGAAGTCCTCGCCCTCATTGTTGGAGATGTCGCGATCGTAGTTCGAGAACTTGTAGAGGCCCTCGAACGGCGGCGAATGGATCCCGAAGTCGATCGACCCGTCGGGCACGGCGCGGATCAGCTCGCAACAATCGCCCTGGTAGAGCGCATAGCGGTCAGTGATGACCTGGTCGACGGCGTTGATGGTCATGCGGCACTCCGGATCCAGGAAGGGAGGGAAACCGGCTGCGCCGGTGCGTAGTCAGGCCGGTCGCGAACAAGGCCGCGCACTTCCTGGCTGGAGAGATCCGCCATATGGCGCACCATCGCCTCGGCCATCCGGGCGGCGTCTTCTTCCTTGCGGCGGAGATTGGCGACGACGGCGCCTTCGCGTTCGTCGGCGATGAAGTGGGCGTTGACCGGCTGCGTCTGGCCAAAGCGCCAGAAGCGGCGGATCGCCTGATAGACCTGCTCGAAGCTGTCATTCAGCCCGACGAAGCCGGTATTGGCGCAGTGCTGCCAGTTCATCCCGAAGCCGGCGATCGAGGCCTTCGTGATCAGAACGCGGATCCTCCCGTCGGTGAAGGCGTTGAGCTTGCGCTCCTTCTCCCCGTCGCTGTCCGACCCCGAAAGATTGACCGCGCCGGGGATGGCGCGCACCAGCTGGTCGGTCTCGTCGTTCAGGTGGCACCACCAGACGAACGGCCGATCACCGGGCGTAAGAGACGCCGCCTGCGCGACACGCGTGCCGACGCTGTCGCGCCGCGCCGCCAGCCGCTCCTTCATTGTGCGGGCTTCCATCGGAAACAGCGTTCCCGCCTCGAAGCTCGGCTTGTAGTCGGCCGCGACACGGTGATGGTGATAGTTCAGCGGCGGAAGATCGTAGCCATCGTCGGAATAGCCAAGGTCGGACGGCTTGCGCAGCATCACCGCCCAGGAGGCCATCCAGCGCCAGAAGTCGCTTTCGGCATGCCCCTTCAGGCGCCAGCTCTTGGTGTCGCCGCCGTCATGCACGAAGAAGGTGGAGAGCATGTCGGTATAGGACATGACGCCGAGGAATTCGGCATGATTGCCAAGCTCCATGAAATCATTCGGCGCCGGCGTGGCCGTGGCCGCCAGTCGAAAGGGAATGGTCGAGCATTCGCGCACAAGCTTTGTCCGGTAGTGCCCGTCGACGTTCTTGAGGATCGAGCTTTCGTCGAGCGCGACGCCACCGAACCCGGCAAGCTCGAAGCGGTCTAGCTTCTGGTAATTGGCGATGTCGATCGCTCCATCGCCACGCGCCGAGACGACCTGCGCACCGATGCCGAACTTGCCGGCCTCGCGCGCATGCTGGTGAGACACTGCAAGCGGAGCCAGCAGCAGGACCGGCCGCCCGGTATGGCGGGAAACTTCGTGCGCCCAGGTCAGCTCCATCAGCGTCTTGCCAAGGCCGGTCCCGGCGAAGATTGCCGCCCGGCCGCGCCGCAAAGCCCATGCTGTGATGTCGCGCTGGTGAGCGAAGAGGAAGTCCGGCAGTTCGATCGTGCCGCTGATGCCGGTGGACGGATCGAGGATCCGCTTGCGCTCGAGGAATTGCTCGTAGGCCTGCAGGGTCATTTGGTGACCTTTCCCGCCTTGAAGCCCGTGGTGCGCTCCTCGGTCGACCAGCGACCGCCGCAGCGGGTGCATTCGCGCCGGCGCCTGATCGCGCCCGGACGCTCGCGGCTGTCGAGAACGCGGCTGGAATTGGTGCCACACTGGGGGCAGAGGATGCCGGCAAGCCGCCATACGATGCCGTTCGCGCGAACCGCGGTCATGCCGCACCGCCGATCCGGCGCTGGACGCAGTGCAGGGCCTTCATGACATCGTCGATCTCGCGCGTGATTACACGCTTCTCCAGCCCGTCGACGGCGCCGTCTTCCAGCGCTTCAGTGATCGCGCGGACGACATCGGCCGCCTCATTGGCGATCTTGAGCGCGTCGATGAGGCTCACCGGCGCGACGGCATTGGCCGTTGCGGCGCCATCGGTGGGCACGAGCTTGTAGCCGAGCATCGCCGCCATGGCCGAAACGATGATTGGCGAGTTCGCCTCCAGGTCGCATTCGACGGCGATGTCGATCGGCATGAACTTGTCGGACGTCTCTTCGCCTGCGGTCGCATACTTCGAAAGCGCCCCGGCCTTCACGCGCGTCACGTGCTGGAACGCGTCGCCGCCGCCTGCCTGGTCGATGCCTCGACGGGTTGCAGCCTTGAGCGTCAGGCCCTGTTTGTCCGAAATCGTGCGCAAGCGTCATCCTCCCTGAAAAGCAAGGAAATCGTTCTGTTCAATCTTTCCGTGAAAGCCACGCGGGCGCGGCTTAGGGTTGGTCCATCAGATCAAGGGGGACCACATGACAACGACCACTTCATTCCGCAGCCTCCGAGGCGGCCGCCAGCATCGATCGAATGCGATCGGCGGAAAAGAAATCCTCCGGACGCAGATCGACACCTTCACTGCGGGCATACTCGAGAAGAGCCCGCTGGTCCTTCGCCGGGATTATGCCGCCGGTACCTTCTCGGACATTCGTCGGATAGGTCCACCTGTACACGCGAGAGACGTGCTTTCCGACGACGGTCGCAACGGTGCTTACGCCTCCGAGAAGGCGCACGATCGAGGATGCGGGTTCTTCCTGGTACTGTGCCATGCGTGATATTTGCGATAATCGCGATTTGTTGTCAATCGAAATTCGCGATCTTCGCGATAGCAAGATTTGCGACATTCGCGAAAATAGGAGCATGGATGAAAAACGTAAGCAAATCCGCGACTGGATGCAGGCCGAACTCCAAAGAATGGGGCACGGCGCAAAGGGTCGCTTGGCTGAATACCTCGGCATACGGGCCGACGGCATCACCCGAATGTTGAACGCGGAGCCAGGCAAGGAGACGCGCGAGGTTAAGGCGAGCGAACTCGTCCGCATGGAAGAGTTCTTTGGAAAGCCTGCGCCCGTGACCGACAGCGCATCGCCGTCGAGAGACGGTCTGCGCCCGATCATGCAACAGCCGCGATTTGTAAAGGTGATCGGCAAAGTCGCGGCCAACACCTGGCTTGATGTCGAAGATATGAATTTCAGCTACGATGATGTGTATAGCGTCCCGACACTTAGCCTCTATCCGGAGGATTGGCAGTTCGGGTTAGTCGTCGAGGGAAATTGCCTCAACAAGATCGCCAACGATGGCGATGTGCTTTCTTGTCTCAATCTTGCTCTCGCAAATGAAGGCCCAGTCGACGGCGATCTCGTTATCGTTGAACGCAAGCGGTATGGCGGGCAAATGGTCCAGAGAACGGCCAAGAGATTGAAGCGCACGGCCCAGGGATATGAGCTTTGGCCTGAAAGCACCGACCCACTTCATCAGGATCCAATCCTGATGTACGAAGGACATGGCGACGAGCAGGTCGAGATCATCGGCAAGGTACTTTGGATCATGCGAAAGCCCTAGTCGATTCGCAAACTTCGCGATTATCGCGATATTTCCACTTGACTGATATTCGCGATTATCGCAATTATCTCGCATCCCGTAACCGGAGATGCGAACATGATCCGCTACATCACCCGTCCCGATACCGCCGCCGTGATCGCCGCGCGGCCGCGCTGCGTCCGCTCGCTCGAAGAGCGCATGGCCGACGACATGCGCGAACTCGCCTTTGCCGGCGACAACGTCAGCGTCGAAGCGCTCGTCGCGCGCGGCTGGACCCGACCCACGGTCCTGCGCCTTCACGAAAAGGCCGTCGCCATCGCTCGCCGCAAGTCCGTCCGGCAGGTGGCCTGACATGGCGGAGCGCCCCAATCCCCCGCGCATGATCCTTCCGGGCGATGACTGGATCACGGGCCAGACCCCGGAGTTCGCCGAACCGCCGCGCATCAGCGGCAACCTCGAAACCCTGATCATTGGCATCCTCATCGGCGCCATCCTGTCGCCGTGCATGATCGCCATCGGCAAGTGGGTGTTTTGATGGGGGCGGCGATGCGTCTGGTCGAAAACCCGGTCCCGACCGTGTGGCCCGATGGCCGCGTCATCGATCTTGCCAAGCCCGATCATGAGATCGTCTGCTTTGCAGAGATCGCGAACACGCTTTCGAAAGTTGCGCGTTTTAATGGTCGGAATCGCGGCATCGCTCTGTCCGTCGCGCAGCATTGCGTCATGGGCGCGCAAGCGCTGATCAACGAGGGCGCGACCCGTCACGAGGCAGCGCTCTTCCTGCTGCACGACGCGCATGAGTGGGCGCTCGGCGACCTTATTCGCCCGAGCGCTGATCTCTATGCCGCTGCATGCAATGAACTCTACGGCGAGACCCGGCTACTCGACGCCATCGCCGCCTGCAAGGCGGCATGGGACGAAGCGATCTACTTCGCGGCTGGGCTACCAGGCCCGGAGGTCTGGACCAAGCGGCAGAAGAAGCTGGTCAAGGATATGGACCAGCGCATGCAGCGCGCGGAAGCTATTGCGCTCTTCGGCCCTGCCGCAGGCGCCAAGTTCCCGAAGTCCGCCACGCCAAAGCTCACCGGCGCCATCAAGCCATGGGCAGCCGGCAAAGCAGAGGAACAGTTCCTCTCCATGGCGCGAAAGCTGATCGGCGACGATCAGATCCTCGATCAGACCTCAATTGCAGCTTTGCGGAGCGACTTATGAAAACGATAGCATGCACGCCGGTCGCCGCGATCGGCGACACGCGCCGGCTGATGATCACCAGCATGGACGGATCGACAAAGGTCGGAACTGCCAAGGATGGCGGCCCGCTGCTGGCTGACTTCACCGCCGGGGCCTTCATCCTTGCCGACAACGACGACCAGCTGATCGTCGGCCCGATCCAGATCGAGGCGGCGCAGGCGCTGGCCTGCAAGGTTGCCAGCGGCGATCCGCGCGCGATGACGGAACCGCAGGCAAACCTCATCCTCGCCACAGCCGTGCTGGCGCTCGCCCATTTGTGGCCGCGCGTTCTCGCGGCCGCCGCGAAGGGATCCGCCTGATGTCGGGATCCCTGAACCGCGCAAGCCTTATCGGCCACCTCGGCGCCGATCCCGAAATCCGCCGCACCCAGGACGGTCGCCCGATCGCCAGCATCCGCCTCGCCACCTCCGAGACATGGCGCGACAAACACTCCGGCGAGCGCCGCGAAAAAACCGAATGGCACAGCATCGTTATTTTCAACGAAGCGCTGTGCAAGGTCGCCGAGCAGTACCTGAAGAAGGGCGCCAAGGTCTTCATCGAGGGTCAGATCGCCACCCGCAAGTGGCAGGACCAGCAGGGCCAGGACCGCTACTCGACCGAGATCGTCCTGCAGGGCTTCAACGGCCAGCTCGTCATGCTCGATCGCGCCAACGGCTCCGGCTACCAGGCCGGCGGCAACGGCGCCAGCGACTACGGCTATGACACCGACCGTGCCGCCGGCAGCACTTCCAGATCCTCCGCATCGCCCTCGCAGAGCCTCTCGCGCGACATGGACGATGACATTCCGTTCTGACGGGAAAGGGCAATCCAATGGAAACGCAGACTTTCGATCCCACGGCGTCCAGATCGCCGGTCCCGCAGGAAGCGGTAAAGGCCGCGGCCAAAACCATTTCGAGGCAGGCAAGGCGCGGCAAAGCCAAGGAAGAGCCCGAGGCCCAGATCGAGGCCTTCACCGAGAAGCAGACCGGATCCGCGGACGCTCATGGCGTTGCCCGTGATCAGCTCCGCGCCTTCGTCGAGCGCATCGAGCGCCTCAATGAAGAGAAGGCCACGATCAGCGACGACATAAAGGACGTCTATGGCGAGGCCAAGGGCGTGGGCTTTTCGGTCCCCACGCTGCGCAAGGTCATCGCCATCCGCAAGCAGGACAAGGACGAGCGGATGGAACAGGAAGCCATCCTTGATACCTACCTGCAGGCGCTCGGCATGATCGACCTTCCGGCGGAGGATTGAGCGATGCCGGTCGTCACCGTCACCACGGAAGTTTCCTTCGACGTCGCGGCACTCGACGACGACGTCATCAAGGCCGAGTTCAACCGTCGCCCCGACGTCAAGCAGTGGGCGCACGACTTCTGGAAGAGCAAGCTTCCACCAGAAAAGGCGCTCTCGGATTTCACCAACGACGAGATCCTCGACGAGATGGAGGATCGCGAAATCGAGCATCCCCAGTTGGTGACGATCGAACGCGTCTATCGCCTCATGGCCGAACGCGAAATCGACGCTGCCATGGACGAGCTTGCGCGCGAGTTCGGCCTTTCCTTCCCATCACACGAGCGACGCATTGCGGATCTGCTCAGCGGCAGAGGGACCGACCCCCATGTTCAAAACTGAAAAGCCAGCCTTCGTGGCGGCCGTGTCCAGCATCATCGGCGTGGTGAACCGCACCGCCAAGATCCCGATCCAGCAGCATTCGCTGTTCGAGCGCGACGGTGATACCATCATCGTGCGCGGCACGAGCATGGATATCGAGATGGCGGCCCGGTTCAACGCCGGCTTTGCCGATGACTTCGAGGACTTCACAGCACCTGCGCACCTGATGGCCGATGCCGTCAAGAGCATGCCCGACGGGCAGGAAATCCGCATCGAGCGTATCGACCATGCCGGCAAGATGACCGGCATCTACATCAAGTCCGGCCGGTCGCGGCTGAAGCTGCCGGTCATGCCCGCGTCTGATTTTCCCAAGCTCGACGCGGGCACCCTTCCGCACCAGCTGAGCATGGCCTCTTCGCTGCTGGCCAAGGCCATGAAGGCGACGGTGCACGCAGTGACCAAGGACCAGACGCGCTACTATCTCGCTGGCGTCTACCTGCATCCGAAGGTCGACGGCCTCCGCCTGGTGGCAACGGACGGCCTGCGGCTGGCCGTTCGCCTGATCAAGGCGATCGACCTCGACCAGGGCGAGGATCTGGCAAGCCTCCCGCCCATCATCGTGCCCACCAAGGCCGTCGACACGATCCTCAAGTTCATCGCCGAGGATGAGGACGTCACGCTCGACTATTCGGCACTTAAACTCCGCGTCACCTGCGGATCCCGCGTGATGACAGCCAAGCTCGTCGAGGCCACGTTCCCCGACTACTGGGCGATCAAGCCTGCGCCCGGTTCGGTGTGTGCCAGCTTCAGCGCCGCTAGCCTTTCGGGCGCCATTGCCCGCGTGTTGGTGGCAACGCCCGATGCTGGCCTCGGCGTCGCCTTCCGTTTCGCCGGCGGCGCGCTGGCCCTGCAGGCGCGCGACAATGCCGTCGGTGAAGGCGAGGACGAGATCGACTGTGCCGCCGATGGCGAGGTCGAGACCGGCTACAACGGCGCCCATATGCGCGAGGCCCTCGACCACACCGAAGGCGACGCCGTCGAGCTGCTGACCAGCGTCGGCGCCAGCCCCTCGCTGCTCCGCGCCGCCGGCGACGAGCACAACTACACCATCCTCATGCCGATGAAGCCGAAGGGAGCACGCGCGTCATGAAGAACAAGCTTGTCGACCTCAACAACCACCTCTTCGCGCAGCTCGAGCGCCTAGGCGATGAAGATCTCACCGCCGAGCAGCTCGAGCAGGAGGTGCGCCGCACCGACGCCATGGTCGCCGTTAGCACGCAGATCCTGCGCAACGCCGATCTGAGTGTGCAGGCCGCAAAACTCGTCGCGGAGTATGGCGGCAACTACGAGAAAGTGCTCCCGATGATCGAGGGCGCCAAACAATGAGGCGGCCGCCAATCCCCTACAGTGCGGCCGAGATGGCGTGGCTTGAGGCGAACCGCACCATGGTTATCAGTGACTACCATAGGGCGTTCCAGTCCGTATTCGGTCGCGGCGACGTGTCGTCAGCCAATCTCCACCAACTGCGCAAGCGAAAGGGATGGAAGGTTGGGCGCGCGCCCGGTCGCTACGTCGGCCGCCGCAGAAAGTTCAATGATGCGGAGATCGCTTGGTTACGCGAGAACTGCACCATGATCATCGGCGATTACCACCGGGCTTTCTGCAAACAGTTTGGCCGCGACGATGTCACCTCCGAAAATCTTCACGCGTTGCGCAAGCGTGAAGGCTGGAAAACCGGTCGCACGGGACAATTCGGCAAGGGCAGCACACCGGTCAACAAGGGAAAGCCTTGCCCTCCCGGCAAAGGTGGGCGTCACCCGAACGCGCAGCGCACTCAGTTTCGCAAGGGCAACGTTTCGCACAACTTCATCGGCGCCGGCCACGAGCGCATCGACAGTCAGGATGGTTACGTCGTCTTGATCGTTGACGAAACCAACCCCTGGACCGGACACAAGACGCGCCCGGTCCACAAGCACAGGTACCTCTGGGAACAAGCAAACGGGCCCCTGCCGGAAGGTCATGTCCTGAAGTGCCTCGATGGCGATAAGACGAACTGCGCCCCGTCGAACTGGGAGGCTATTCCGCAGGGTGCGCTGCCGCACCTGAACGGCCGTATCGGCATGGCGTACGACCAGGCTGCGCCGGACGTGAAGCCGGTCATCATGACCATCGCCAAATTGAAGCACGCAGCGAGATCAGCGCGCAACGCCCGGCGCTCCCTCATCGTAGGAAGTGGATCCGGGTCATGAGCAGCCGCCGCGACCGCATCCGCGCCAAGATCATGGCGCGCGTCGAGATCGAGGAGGCAACCGGCTGCTGGCTCTGGACCGGCCCGACTTCGGGCGAGAACGGTCGCGGCGCCGGCTACCCGCGCATGAGCCTCGACGGCCAGACGGTTGCCGTCCATATCGCCATGTGGACGAACGAGCACGGCTACATTCCGGGTAAGAAAGAGCTGGATCACGTCTGCCGCAACCGGCGCTGCATCCGGCCCGACAACGACAAGCATATCCAGATGGTCACGCGCAAACGAAACGCGCTCCGCCGCGAAGAGGCAAAGCGCGCCATGGCTTGCGAGGAGGTGAGGGGATGAAGGCTGCACGCAACGAGATCCTGCCTGCGTCGCTCCCGCCGCTTGGCATCAGCCGGGAGCAGGCCGCAACGCTGATCGGCATCAGCGTGTCGCTGTTCGATCGCGCGGTAGATGCAGGCACCATGCCCAAACCGCGCATCCTTGGCGGCCGCCTGATCTGGGACGTCGCGGAGGTCGCCGAGCATTTCCGCGCGATACCCCACAAGGACGAAGGCAAGGTCGCCACCATTGACGCTGGCGCCGACTCCGGCAATCCTTGGGATTGATGAGCCGTATGTTCCCGAAGCTGCCCAAAGGTGTTTCCGTCGATCGCGATTTCCGAAAGGGAAATCCGCGCCTGTATTTCCGTGCGCCGGGCCGCAAGAAGGTGCGCCTTCGCCAGACGCCGGGGACGAAGGAATTTGACGACGAGGTCGCGTGCGCGCGCCTCGACGTCCCCTACGTTCCGCCAGGCGCGCCGCCCGAGCCGAAGCCTGTCGTTCGCACCGCGGCCGAGGGCAGCCTCGAATGGCTGGTGCTCCAGTATAAGAAGCGCGCCCGTAACACGATGGAGCCCGACCAACTGGCCCGTCGCGTCAGACTGCTGGAGGAGATTTGCGACAGCCTGACGACGGAAAGCAAGAAGCGCCGCGGAGATCTACCTGTCGCCCTGATGGAGCGAAAACACATTACCGAGATCCGCGACACCATTCGCGACACGGCCGGCGCCCAGAACAACGTCGTCAAGACGATATCCGCAATGTTCGGCTGGGCGATGGAAAACGATCTCGTTGAGCGCAATCCGGCGCTTCGGATTAAGAAGTTGGAAACAGGGCAAGGGTTTCACACGTGGACTGTCGACGAGGTGCGCCAGTTCGAGGCGAAGCACCCGCCAGGCACAAAGGCGAACCTGTTCATGAACATGGCGCTCTATACCGGCCTGCGCCTGGCGGATCTCGCCATCCTCGGCCGCCAGCATGTGCGCAACGGCTGGCTGGTCATTCGCCCCGGCAAGACGAAGAAGTCGAGCGGCGTCACCGTGCAGATCCCCGTGCTACCTGAGTTACAGAAGTGCCTCGATGCCCAGCCGGCCAAGCAAATGACGTACCTGGTGACCGAGTACGGCAAGCCCTTCTCAAAGGACGGCCTCGGGAACCGCATGCGCGAATGGTGCGATCAGGCTGGCCTACCGCAATGCTCGACGCATGGCCTCCGGAAGGCGGGAGCTACGATCGCGGCCGAGAACGGCGCGACCGACGACGAGCTGATGGCGATTTTCGGCTGGACGACCAAGAAGCAGACGACGCTTTATACGAAGCAGGCCAATCGGAAGAAACTGGCTGCATCTGGCATGGAAAAGATCCGGCTTGATCAGTAGCCCGCCTGGCGGCGCATTACCTTCAGCGTTTCCAGCTGGATAAGGACCGTTTGGGGAAGATGGCCTATGACGGGCCCCGTGCCGTCTTCGCGCTTGCAGAAGAAATCCGGGCCCCAAGGAAGCAAAACGGTCCTTGAGAGAATAAAGCAGGTCGCCTGCGGCAGTCCGCATTTATCAAGTTCGGTGGAGTTCGCGATATGGAGATCAAGCGGGCACTCCTGCGGCGTCCGCTTCGACGTCCCGTAGGTTACTTCGACGGCGCCCCACGTGTGGTCCTTTGCCAACCTTATGGAACGAACTAAGCCCGGTCGAGGTTTCGGACCGGGCTTTTTAGGCATCTCTTTCTCGGGAAAGAGGCACCAAACGATATCAAGCTGCGAGGGTAAGGTGGCAACCGCATACGTTTGGCGCATACAGGCTCACCAAGCGGGGCCGTCAACGAGCTCGAGCTCGTCTTCGTTGCACTCGGCGGCAGAGATCTTGCGAAGCGCCTCCAGGTCGGCATCCGTCACCTCATCGCTGTAGTCAGCGGCAAGGATTTCCGGACGCCACGCGGGACGCGTTGCGTTCTCGGGGGAAACGGGTTGAGGGATTCTGGACATAAGCACTCCCTGCGGCTTGTGATACATGGCAGAACGACAGATGATCGAATGAGTTCCGGTCATAGCATCCATGTGATCAACACTCTTGGCTGTTCCGCCGTTAACGTCGCGTTAATGGCCGCCGCTTTCTCGGTTACAATACACGCCACGAATAAGGTGGCAATAGACCAATCGTCGTACAAGAAGGGTGTGACAATTTTGCGTCCTTGCCGCCCGCATTCCGCTCTACATCACGTAGCTTGCCCGGAACATTCGAGCATCAAATTTTGTCCCGCGCCCCGGAGGGTCTTTAAATGTGAGACAAAATTGATCAGAAAATGCAGCAAATTCAATGCTGCAAAAATGGAATGGTGCCCAGAAGAGTTCTCCGCAAAATCTTTGATTTCAATCGCTTGCGGGAACGTGGGGCACTCGATCCCGCGCTGATATCGCTATGCTATTTTTGCGGGTCGTCCCACGAAGACCGCTCTCGCAAGACCGTTGACTTGTTCGATACGCCGTGAACATTAGTAGAACATGGGCGATCATGAATACCGCATAGAAGTCTGGGACCGTGAGGGCGGCGAACGGATCGAGACCTGCTGCCGATCAACGAATTGGCTGATGCTCCAGGCGGCATGGAAGGCGGCGGTCGATGCCTTTCCTGGCCGATTTCTGATCCAGTACAACGGCGACCATGTCACGGGACGCGCCGAAGTTCCCGAGGCACCTCCCGTCGGCGACTGCCCAATGCCCGCCAATGGTATCTGCCTGTTCGATCTTCCTGAGTGGTACGAGCTATACGCTGAATGCGACGCATGCGGCCACGTCGCCCGAGTCGATCGATATGCGGAGGCGCTGCAGAAGGTGAAAGGGAGACCGCTGATGGAGGTCGCTACAAAGCTCAAGTGCGCCAAATGCAAGACGCGCGGCAAGAGCCGCTTTCTGGTAAGAAAAATCCCACGATGAGCGACGAGAAGTCGAACGCGCAGAAGGCAGCCAGCATTCACGAGGAACACTGGTGCCAGCACCCGGGATGCAAGAGGTGGGGAAGTTTCGGCTATGACCGCGGCAAGGGCACGATCGATTGGTGGTGCGCGGAGCACAGGCCGGACAGTGCCGGCGGTAGCCAATGAGGCGTAAGCCCTGGTGGTTCTACGCGATTCTGATCGCCGCCGCGCTGGGCGCGATGGCGAGCATAGTGGGGAGATCTGGCCAAGCGCTTGGCTGGTGGTGATCAGCCCGGAACACCAAGCGTCCGTCTCTCAGCCCGCCTTCCGTTCACGTTGTCGAGCCGCTGCAGGATCTCCCGCATGACCCGGATATCGCCGTTCATGTCGTTGAGACTGTCCTGAAGCTCTTTCATCGCCGTGGCCGTCGTCGCGGTGGACTGCTCGGCTACAGTCAGCCGGTATTGAAGGTTGTCGATCTTGCCGATGTCCTTCTCTGTGCCCTTCACGCGCTCCTCGAGCTTCGCCATGCTGGCACGGTATTCGGCTGACTTCTCCTTTCGGTCCTGTTCGATCGCTGTGCGCCAGGACTGCAGCTCTTCGATGTCCCTGCTCTTGTCCACCCAAATCGCAACGCCGCCAACGCACATGCCGACGAGCGTTATGATCTGGATGATCGTGTTCAGGTTCCATTCGAGCTTCGGGGCGCGTTTCGGTAGTTCCATAGCATCCACCTCTGCCATTTAGTCCCCTGCCATGCCATGCGTTGCGAGCGGTATGCTAGACCGGGCGAACCCGGTCAGGCCTTGTTTGCGGGCGCCAGATACGTCAGCACGGCCGGCAGAAGCGTCGTGACGGCGTAGAGCGCGAGATAGCCGTACCAGGGCGTGCCTTCCGGCATGAACGGCAGGCCAATGGTACCGGTTGCAGCACCGCCGGCTGCAGCTGCGATGGCTTTCGAAATCTTCTGCATGGTCATGCTCCTTTCTTGTGCCGTGCATAGGCAGCGGCCAGCTTCGTGTCGTACTTGTTCTTTGCGTATCCGGGACCGTTGTAGCGCGATGCGAAGCCAGCCCAGTCGCCACGCTGGAGGGCGGCGAACATCGCGGGGTTGGCCTTGACGAAGCGGATCATGCCCTCAAGCTGGTTTGCCTCGCCCTTGGCGAAGTCCTTCACCATCGCCACTGCGCTATCGAAGCCGCAGGCCTTGTGGTTGAAACCCATGACTTGGCCGATCCCCCACGACGTGGCGAGGGCCGCAATCTCGGCGCCGGCAATTTGGGTGCAGCGATCGATTCGGGCGAACGAGGTCGAGGGATATGCGCCGGCCTTCCAATTGGCGTAGGCCAGCCCCTCGGCGGCGAGCGCGTCCCTCACCTTCCCGCTCGTCATCTTCCAGGCGATGTGCGGCTCATATAGGCACTTCACCGCTCCGGAGGCATAGAAGCCGGATCCGGCCGCTTCTACCTCGTTCACGGCGCGAATCCTCGCCTCTTCAATGCCGTGGGATGCAGCGAGCCTCGCGAAGTCAGCGGACGACAGCTTTGCGCCGGTCCCCATGTAGAAGGGTTTTGCTGCGCCCTTCTGCTCGTCTCCGATCTGCTTCAGCCGCGCCAGCGTCTTGAAACCTGCGATACCATCCGCCTCAAGCCCTTCGGCGATCTGAAAAAGACGAACTGCCGCCTTGGTCTTCGCGCCGTTGATGCCGTCAGCCGGGCCCGGGTCATAGCCAAGCGCGATCAAGCGCCGCTGCAGATCCTGCACGGTCGTGTTCATGGTGATGTCCTTGATAAAGGTCGCCGATACGCCGAATTGCAATCGCGAGTTGACGAAACAACTTCGCGGCCTGCATAAGCTATCAGCTAGTCTGGGTGGGGACCTTAAAGCATGTCTGGTACCAGGAAGAGAGACAGAGGCGCGCTCTTAGCGCTCGCCATTACGCTCATCGCCATCGTTGCCGTTGCCTACATTGATGCGGCTACCCAAGCGCCGCCCCAGCACAAAATGAACAACGAAGAGACCGCAGATATAGACCGCGATCCCCAGGATGATGTCGCGCAACCGATATCCAGCGGAGATGACTTTGAGTTCTGGCAGGATACTTTCCCTCAATGGATCATGGCGATCTTTTCGATCGCGGCCACAGCTATAAGCTGGCGCGCGATTTTTCTGGTCAGAGACACTTTGGACGTCAACCGACAAGCAACGACCGCTGCGCGAGACGCCGTTAGTGAAGCGCGTCGGATTGGAGAGCTTCAGGTACGCGGGTACCCTAGTTTCGTGGGGGTAGAAGTCATCTACGAGCCCCTCGCGCATATGTTTATCGGACACGTAGTGCTGGCCAATTCCGGAAATTCGCCAATCCAAAAGATGCTGATCAAAGGCACCATGGTATGCAATTTGCAATGGAAAGGAGAGTACCGTCAGATCATGTCCGCTTCGCAGCCAGCAATCGTTCCAGATCTTGGTGCGAGTGGGACGGAAACATTTCCCGTCGAATTCTCCATCCCTCCTGTATCCCGCCAATTCTGTGCTGCCACCACTTTTGCAGAAGTTGTCATCGTCCTCACTGGTGAGGATATATTCGGTCACAGTTTCGAGGGGAAGCTGGCTGCTCAATTCCACAATGGAGGGGTTGAGTGGACCAATATCCATCGAGGGGTAATTCTGTCTGGAGCAACCACACAGCCACGCTATACACAGAGATAGTAGCAGTGCCAGCTTCCAAGTCATATCGCGGGCCATCGTCGGTTTACCTTGGTTAGCTCGAAAACGCATCCAGCATCGCCAGCATCGCCGCCGTATGCGCGCCGATCTCAGCGACGGATAGCCCGCCACCAATCGACCAGCCCGCAATCGTGCCGGGGTTCCATTCGGAACTTGTCCTGCCGATGGCGATCTGACTGTTTGCCATTGTGGTGGAGGGGCTGGCGACGGTACCCAGCGACACGCCGTTGAAGTAGAAAGTGATCGCCGCATCGGTAATGCGGTTCATCAGGAGCACGCCCCGCCGTGAACCGACGAGATTGGCGGAGACGGTCGAATCGGAGTTGAGCCGCCCCGCGACCGAGTTTCTGGCCGAATTGGCAAACGGGTATAGGATTGTGCCGCTTAGCCCGCCCAGCGGGCAAACCATCGCCTTCCCGTTTTCCATGCTGGCCCCGTCGTCACCGATAAGGATGGCGATATGGGCGCTGTTCAGCGAGTATTTCCAGCCGGCCGAGGAGGGATTGATGCCGGTGACGATGCTGTCGTCTTCACCGTCCAGCGTGTAGCCCTTCGCAGAGAGCACGGGGCTCCCGTCAAGGGTTTGTGCGGGGCCGCCGGAATTCCAGTTCAAGGTCGCGTCGAGGTTGGACGGGAGCTTCCCCTTGACGGCGAAAACGTCGCACTTGTCGAATACACCGGACTGCTTCATCTGATACCAGGCATATGAGATGATGGCCTGCTGAATCACATCATAAGGTGCGTTGTAGCGCGCCAGATGATCCTTTGCCGACCCTCTGATCGCGCGTTGGATAAGGCGATCGGTGGGAACGCTGATCCCGGTTTGCGCCTTAACGCTTGGAATGATCAAAACCATTTCTGCCTCTCCTTACGAGATATCAATCTGACGGTGCGTCAGCCACTTATGCATCGGAGTGCCCTCAAAATACGTGCCGTAGCTCACAGTCGAGCGGATGTTGGTGCGCGGAACGTTTTCGACATTCCTCGGGTCGGATTGAGGGTTCAGGCCCGCTGTGACAGTGGTCGCACCGGCTGCTGGCTCGCTCGTCGTGATGACGAGGTTTGTTCCGCCTGAAATTGAAACGCCCGTCACGGTCTTTCCGGGCACCGCAATGCCCGCATTGGCAATCGCCGTGACAACATCGTTGGTCGCGATCGTCGCCGCCTGCGACAGGACGGCGGTAATCTGGTTTGCGCCAGTGATCGCGGCTGAGACGATATGCAGTGGCGTCCACTGTTGCCCTCGCTCGAGGCGTGTCACGATCTCCGCCATCAGTTCGCCGCGCATGCGGTGCCCGACAGAGGTGTGATGCAGGAAATCGCCGGAGAACGGGTAGCAGTAGGTGGGACCGCCGCACCAGAAGTCGCCAAACGCTTCGGCCACGCTCAAGGCGTAGTCGAGAACCGAACGCATCCCGGCCGACGCGACGAAATTCGACATCTGCCACGTGATCATTCGCACAGGCGTCGCCTGCCCGGTGATGGGTTGTAACGCTTCCTCCAGTTGGTATCGAAGCAGGTCGTGCTTGGACCCCAGCGCCGGATCGGATGAATTCGCCTCGCCCTGGGACATTTCTATCCACCCGACAACAAGGCGCTTGCCGGCGGGCTTAAACTCCATCAGGCGCGTCACCGTCGTCACGATGTTGTCAAAGCTATGGTAGCCTGCGGGTGCGTCGTTCATTAGGCTCGAGATGGATTGCCCGCCCTCGGACCCGTTCCAGATCAAGAGGTCCGGAAGATAGCCGTGGCACTCCTCGCTCGCCTTCTTCATGTAGGCATGCGCAAAACCCTCAATCGCCGTGGTGCCGTGCGTGCCCGTTGACGCGATGCTGCCGACAAGATCGGTCATCCCGAATATCTCTTCCGGCAACAGTTCGATCGACGCTCCGCCGGTCGTCGCCTGCCCAAGCCAGGCATTGGCGGCGGCCGTTGCGGGCATGAGCAGATGACCGGAATAAGGGTTGACCGGGAACAGGTTGGCAACGCCGTCACTGCGGGCCTGACCTTCGCCGTTGCTCTGCCCATCGGAAAAGGCAAGCGTGATCTGGCCGTCGAAGAAGAGGTTGCCATTCTGCGCGACACGCCGCACGAGCTTGGCGCCATCTGCCTCCACAATGGCCTGAAGCGCGCCGCCGACCGACTGGACCGAATGCCAGGTCAGGCCGGCATCGCTGTTGATGAGGCGGTCCTCGCCGGTACCGCCAACGGCGCGGAGCGCGCCTCCGCTGATATAGCCCATGATGTAGGGTTCCGACGCCCCGCCTGCGATGACGACGTTGTCACCCGTCGCCGCGCCAACGAGACTACCGGTGAACAGGTCATACCCAAGGATAAGACCGCCATTGGTGTCGATCAGGAGCGGCCAGAGCCCGTCATTGCCGTAGCGATAGCCGAGATCGAGAAGGCCGGCGGCGTCGTTCTGGTCGTCGCCCACAAGGGGTAGGAGATACGCGCCGACCTCGCGATCATATGCGAACGTTGCAACGCCGTTGGCAAGGGCATGAAAGACCCATAGATTCTGCGCCACGATATCCATGCCGGCGTCAAGCGAATGGACCGCGTCCTGATCTTCGCGAAAGGCCAGAAGATCCGCGATAATGCTGGCAGGCGTGCCAATGACCCGGATCGAAGAGACGCCCGCGCCACTGGCGCGCAACAGATACACCGTGCCGGCGACAAGATCGCCCGCAATAAGGGGAGTTCCGTCCGCGCGCGTCAATTCCTTTGCGCCGAGGCTGTCCAGATTGAGGGTGGCCGCGCCCGTATTCGTCGCAACCGGCGTCAGCCAAAACGCCTGGCCAATCTGGTAACTGGCGATGCCGGCCGTCGCAGTTATCGTGTTCGTGCCGGCGACGGAACCGAGCCCCATGGGCGCGCGATTATCGATAAGGTCCGACAGCTCTTTCAGCGTGTCACGGCTCGATGGCGCTCCGCCGATCAGGGCCTCAATAGCCGCCTCGCGGTCCTCGATCTCCTGGTCGAGCTGGGCCTGGAGCGACGAGGTATCGCCGCCGGGCAGCGGCCCGATGCGCGTCCAAGAGCCGGAGCCAGACGAGCCGATTTTCAGGTAGACGCCGCGATAAGCCTCGTTGCTGTCGCCGAAGACGCGCCCGATCGAGCCGGCAGGCCAGTCAAGGTCGCCATAGAGTTCAGCACGCGTCTCATAGGAGACCTGATAGCCCTGCGGCAGGCCGTCCAACGCGTCCTGAATGACATCGCCTAGGTTTCGCCCGTCAGACTTCTTGACCTTGTGCTTTCCCGAAGAGGGAACACCATCGGTCGTATAGTCCCGAAAGGTGCTCCGGAACGCGCTGCGAATTTCGTCAGCCATTTGGTTCTCGCGATGTTAGATGATGGTGGCCGCAACCGGCCCGGAAACCGGCCCCTTCACGCCAGAGGCGTTGAAGGGCACGGCGTAGTAGTCCCAGACACCTTGCGGTGCGCAGGTGGCGGTCTCGATGAAAGCAATCACGTTATCGACGGACCCGACGAAGGCAGCATCCGCACGGAGGGAAAACGTGTCGCGAGCGACGGAAGCCGTCAGCGTTTCCCGATAGGTGCCGTTGGCGCTCCGGTCGGCTCCATCGTTTTGCGTTCCCCCGGCAGCGATACGTGATCGCACCGCACCAGCCGAATAACCGGAAACCGTGAAGGAGATACGGGCTTTCTGTCCGAGAGCAACAGCCATGGCCTGAGATATGGTCGCGATCGCGCCAGCGGCCTTGGTGGCGACACCGCTGGCTATCGTCCACCCACTCCCCTTGGTCCAAACCGTATCGCTGGCGAAGTCGCTGTTGCTGAGCAGGTTCGAAATTGGCGTCGGGTTCCCATCAACATATGGATAGGTAGAGGACGGCCCCGCGTAGATTGGACCGGTATTGATCGGGGTTTCGGTATCTGGGTCGAACGGCGCACCGGCCGCCACTCGATAGAGGTTTACCCACCGAAGCCGCCCGTCATTCGCCGTCCTGATTTCGAATTGTGCTCGACCAAGGTTAGAGGTCGAGGTCAGCAGGAAGCTCGATAGCGCAGCAGGCGCGGTCGGGTCTGCTACTGCGGTGCGGATGACGTAGTCCGTCCATTCCGAATAGCTGCCGCCGCCCCAGGCACGAAGCCGGAAGCGATATTCCTCACCGTCGTTGAGATAGCCAGACCGGACCTCGTCCTCGTCCTCTTCAGACATGATAGAGCGCGGCGGCTCGGATAGGTCTGTCGGCTGCCATTCCAGCTCATAGGTGAGCTTGCCGCTCTCATGGTCCCATGTGGCAAAGCCATAAGGGACACGCGTACCAGAGACGGTGTCCGTCCGGATCTCTACATCGAAGCCTTCAGGCGTGGGAACACCGCCGGCCTCTACCGGAATGACGTCGTTGCCCGGAACGCCTTCTTCTGTCGCAGCATCGAAATCATAGAGGTTTGCCGGCACGATGATGCCGGAGAAGGCGATCGTCAGATTGCGCAGCGACAGCCGAGGCGTCTCGGTGATCTCGACAATGACGTCGTCTAGCTTCGGCGGGATGTTGACGCGAACAAAGCGGCGGTACGGCACGTTCTCGGCCGCCTCGTAGTGGGCAACGACCGACACGCGTGGCGCGTTGGCCCGGATGAACGCGATCTTCTGCAGGCGCTGCACATGGTTGTGCGACTGGATCGCCTGGTTGTCGATCGTCTTGGATCGCTCGGTTTCGTCGGCGTAGGGATCGCCATAGACCGCAGCGTCGGACTGGTTGTAGTCGAGATCGAGACGCGTATACCGGCCGCGCACCGCCAGCACATTCGAGGTGTCGCGCGTGTTGCCGTCGAGCGTGAAGCTGATGACGCTGTCGGCCGTGAGGACGATATCGGGCTCTACGAACTCGCCGGCATGAACACCGACCAGACCATCCGGACGCTCGTAGACGACCAGCTCGGCCGCCTGATCCATGATGCGGCCGACTTCCACCGGATCATTGTTCGACCGGAACCAGAACCCGCCGTGGTAGCGCTTTTCGGTCTCACCATCGCGGTTGGTTACGTCCTCGTCGCCGACGTCTGCCGCGTGCTCCCATTCGGGAAGATACATATCGTCGAGCGTCAGCTTTAGGCCGACAGGGCTCGTGGCGTGCCAGAAGCGCATCAGCGGCAGATTGCGCGAGAACGCCGTGGTTTCAGTCCGGGGGTCGTATAGCCGCATCCCGGCAATGACGGAGGACAGTTCCGGCATGTTGTTCGGGAAGATCTTCATGAAGTTCTTCTGCGTGGTCCCAATGACCTTCATGAAGACCGAGGCGAGCCCGTCGCCCCGGTGGTCTGCCGTGTAGATGTCCGGGAAGGCGGTCACGATCTCGTCGTATGCCGTCTCCGCATTGAGGCCGACGCGTTCCTTGATCAGAATGTTGTTATCGAAATGCTCCGGCGCCGTGATCACCCCGTCCGGGCCGATGGTGATTTTCTCGTCGTGGAGGTAGTGCTGGATATAGCCTTCGATCCGGTGCGAGGCCTGCACGATGACGTGGTAGGCGTCCCCGTCCGTCTCTTCGAGGAATGCGTAGTCTCCGCCCTTCTTTGCCCAGCCCATGACGAACGCATCAGAGGGGACGTTCTGCTTGAGATTGTAAGAGCCATCCTCAGGCTTCGGAACGGAAGGCTTCTGGACAAGCAGGCGCGAAACCGCCAGAAGGCCACCGAACGCGAGCGCATAGGTGCCGAGATAGAGTGATGTCGCGGCAGCCGCCGTCGTCCCCAGCGACGAAACCGCCAGGGCAATCCATTCAAGTCCGGACACTCAAATTCTCCAGATTGCCAAAGGACTGGCCGTCATCGGGCCGACGCGATCGATGAAGCGGATTTTCCAGCGCTCCCCGTCGAAGATCGCGCCGAACTGCCGATCGATACTGGCCTCACTACCGATGACGCCGATATCGCCACAGGCGGGCTGCTGGACGCGTTTTGCGCCGATGGATAGGGCGCAGCGCCCCACAACCGCCGAAACGCTTCCTGCGGCGCGGATGATGGCCCGGAAGCCTTCATCGGTTTCATAGGTGCCGCGCAGGTGTTCTGCCGGGTCGCGATGACCGAGCCAGATGGCCCACGATGCGAGCATCAGGCAGCAATCCACCTTCCCCGGCGCCCAAGGCTTCACCTCGTAGGCGCGGAAGAAGTCGGCCAGTGTGGTTTCCATTCAGGCAAAGCGCGGCCAGTTCACCACCGGGCGAGGCTCCTTTTTCAGGATCTCGGCCGCGATTTCATCCGCAAGCTTTGTGCCGTATCGGTCGACTATCACCGCGAAGATATCATGTGCGGGAGTTCCCATCAGTTCGTTGAATCGCTCGGGGCGCACCATGTTTGAATTCCTTTCTACCAGTTGGGCCAGCGGATTTTCTTGTTGAGCAGCAGCACCATCCGCTCAAGGAAGCGGTCGACCGGGGCACTGGGGTTGAGAAGCGCCGAGCGAAGCCGCTGGACGACATCCGACAGAACACCGCCGTTCTCTTGCTTGCGGAGCGAGAAGCGGTTCGTGACCTCCACCGTGATCGTGGAGCGGATCTCTGTGTCGCTGGCAGTGTCCGTGAACAGCAGATTGTCGATCTTGCCGGTGAACTTCACCGCCGGCTCCCCATAGGGCTTATCGCGCTCGTCGCACTTCTGGATCATCAGCCGGAACCGAGAACCCTTGATCGTCCCCGCCTGATAATCGGTCCAGATCGCGTCAGAGGTCGGCCCATCGATACCGGAGATGACCAGCGAAAGCGTGAATGCCTCCGCATTGATCGCCATCTCGATATCGTCGAGCGCTTCCTCTGTAAGGATGCACGACCGGTAGATATGCCCGTCCTGCGCCACAAACGGCCCGCCTGATCCGTCGTACCAGCGCAGCGTCTTCGACGGGAGGTTGACCTCGCAGAGGACGCGAAGTGACTTGAGCGACATCAGTCAGCCACCGCCAGAGCGTTCCAGTAGTCGGTCGCCTCGACGAACGAGACGGAGGGGAGTGAGTTCTTGCTGATCGCGTTCTGCTCGATGTCCATCCCGCGGTCATCGGCCAGATGGCAAAGGCACGTCGGCTGGTCGAATTCCAGAGACGCACCATCCGGGATCTCGGCGCGCACAGAGGGCGAGATCGGCACGGTCCAGACGTTGCCCGAGCGAGAGATCAGCGGGCCGGTTTCATAGAGCGCATGATTGTGGGAGAAGCGTACGCCGACTAGATCGTTTGCCGCGTTGATCCGGCGAAGCTTGATGGTAGTTGCCCCGATTGGAGTCACACCATCTGTGACAACCGAGATCGCGCCCTGCGCATACGGCGTGTCGTCGTCGAACATGGTGTCGTCGTCATGCTCGATATCCGTCATCGGCTCGAACGCGCCGGAGACATAGGGGGCGGACAGCGACGAGCGGACCCGCACCGCGATCAACCCCGATCGACCTGACAGATGCTGTCGGATCGCCTGCCAGGTCTGCCACTGGTTGCGATGCCGGTTCTGCATGATGACGCCGGTGTAGTCGATCGCCCAATAGCCGAGATCGGTTCTGGTCGCCGGCTCCACGCCGCCGAGCGACCGGCCGCCGGTGCGCGTGAACGGCACAAGGTTTGCCGAAGCCTGCTGCGGCCGGAGAACGCACAGCGGCCATTCGATGATTTCAGCCATGGGTCACGAGTTCCTGTAATCGCCGCCAGCTTTCTCGATCTGGTAGCGGCCGACTGCTGCGGGTGCGGATTTATTGGCGCGCGAGACGCTGGCAGCGACAATGCCAGGCGACTTCCGATCGAATGTGCCGTTTGACACGCTTTCTACGAACGGCAGCAGATTGCCACTATTGTCGGCAGACACGCCGACTGTGACATGGACGCCCTGCGAGCCTGCACCACGTTCAGGCATGCGAAGATCAACGGGGATGCGCCGGCCATCCGGCAGCGGCACAGCCGCCTCTGGTCCCGCCTCGCCGAAGATCGAGGCAGATCGGGCAACCCCGCCGCGCGCGAAGCGTTTCAAAGGCTTTCCATTGGCGGCGATACCGCCGTTGGCGAAGCCGAAGATCTTGAACAGGCCGCCAAACAATCCACCACCACCCCCGCCGATGCCGGCCAGCGGCCCCTTGCCCAGCAGCACCGACTGGGCAACGGCCTCGATCAACGTGTTAAGGAACTTGTCGAGCGCCGCGTTTCCGGTCTCGATCTGCGGAATGAGATCGGAGAACGCGTCATAGGCGGCGTCGGCAAAGAACTCCGCAGTTTCCCGCGACTTCTGCTGGACAGCCTCCAGCCGTTCCGCGGCCGATGTGGCCGTCGCGTATCCGCGCGCCATTGCCTCGATACTGGCCTGCACGTCCGGCGTGATAGCCACTCCGGCCTTCTGCGCAGCGTTGAGCAGGTCCTGCTTGGATCGCGCGAAATCGATCGAGTATCCGAAGTCCTCGATTAGCGGATTGATCTGCGCCATTGCCGCCGTCTCGGCCTCAATGGCGGCGGTCCGCTCCTGGATCTGCTCGATCTCACGCTGGAAGCTATCCGCACCACTGCGGCCGCCTCCACCTCCGCCTCCTTTGCGGCCTCCCTTGGAACCACCCCCAGAACCGGTCGGAGCCGCGAAGTCAGCCAGGGAGACGGGCTGAACGATGGCCGCCGGTGCGGCGGGGAGCCGGCCGCCCTTCGGCGTGGTCGCAGGCCCGTCCCCAAGGACGCTGTTCTTGATCGCCTCGGACGTCAGCTCTCCGGCCTTCTGGATTTCCCCCTCGAAGGCATCGTTGATCCGATCGGTGATGCCCGCAGTCGAAGTGACGGTAAGGGCACCGCCAAGAAAATCCCGACGCGCAGCACCTCCAGTGAGCAGCTTGCCGACATTCTCAAGGCCAGACAGGTGGCCGATCGCATTGGCGAAATTGGTGGCGGCCGATGCACCGGAATTCAGCTGGGCGATGACATCGCTGATCTGCGAGATCAGTGTGTCGAAGTTGATGCTGTTGACGAATGCGGCCGTCCTGTCGATCTCCGCTCCAAATGTTTCGGCGGCCGCCGACGATTCGTTGAACCTGCGTGCGGCATCGACGAGCGAGGTTTGAAGGTTCACCAGGCGCTGGTCGATCGTCAGCGTGGCGCCGGCGACCTTATCCCGCAGGACGACTGACCCCGCCTCGAAGGCCCGGAAGAATGCTTCCGACGAGACCGCGCCATCGACGACCAACTGGCGAAGTTTCGCAACAGAGCCTCCAGCCTCCTCCAGACCCATCGCCGCCGCTTGCGCGATAGGCAGGGCGCCTTCCAGAATGGAGTTGAATTCCTCGGCCCGTATCACGCCAGATCCAAGGGCCTGCGATAGTTGAAGCAGCGCACCACTCGCCGACTGTGCGTCAGTTCCTGCCACGCGAAGCGCCAGGGCCACGTTGTTCGTGAAGCCCAGCAGCTCCTCGGTCGACACGCCGAGTTCCTTCTGCACAATGGAGGCTCTGCCATAAAGTGTGACCAGAGACTCCAAGGGCGCGGCATTTGCCAGCGCGCTGTCGCGCAGCCGGGCATAGACCCGCTCGAGCTCCTCGCCGGAGAGGCCGGCGACTTTCAGAGCATTGTCGACGCGCGTGGCGGTATCGACCAGGTTCTTCGCACCTGCCGCACCGCCAATCAACGCGAAGGCCCGCACTGCGGCGCTGGCGGCTGCGTTAAAGCCTGTCGAAAGGTTGCGATTCATTGCCTGAAACCGCCGCTCAATGGCGGTGGCGCGCTTGTTGGCGACACCATTCGCCTTATTGAGGGCGTTCTCAAAAGCCTTCGTGCGGGCTTCCAAAGCGACGATCAGTCGTTCTACATCAGTGGCCATGAACCGCTCTTTCGGAGGATTACCATGCGAGCATGGATAGTAATTGTCGGGTTACTCACCACCGGTGTCGCCCATGCCGCTGACATCGGCCTGGCTTACGAGAACTTTTATCGTGACGAGAAGGCGGGGCGGGCTCGCATAGTCATAAGGGTGACGAACAACACTGCCCGCCCTCAGAGGAGCATCTTCGCCGAGTGCGCGTTCTTGAATTCTGAGAAACGCGCCCTGGACGTTGCTACATTGATAGCAAGCAATGTCGCCCCTGGATCGTCGGCGGTTGTCGCTGGATGGTCAGCACAGATGCCGGGCATCGAGCATGCTGAGTGCCGAATATCCAACTACAACTAGAAGCCTTCGATCCCGAGTTCTGCCATCCTGTCCTCGCTCATCGCGGGGGCTGCCGCATTTCCGGGCTGCGCCTGCTTGAAGCCTTCCGTCATGCAGGCGAACTCCCAGAGCGTCATTCGTCCGATGTCGCGGGATAGGACGCCGCCCCATTTGTAGAAGCTGGAGAAGCGCCACTTTCCTCGCGGGAGAGCGTTTCCGCCTGCGTCTCCCCCGCCATCGGCTCCCCCGGCATATCGTCCTCGTTACCGAATAGTGCCGACAGCAGCACAGCCTGGGCGATCATGACTGATTCCGTCAGAGGCCTATCCTCGACGAACTCCCGGACGAGCTTGCGGGCGACTTCCTTGTGCAGCCCTCCGCCCTCAAGCCCGAGGCGGATCGTCTCGGTGATGTCGTTGACAAGCCACCGGCGCGTCCCGAGCCGCTCGAGGATAAACTGCGGGCCGGCATCGCACTTGTCCTGCAGCGCCCGGAGAAGCTCGATGGTGAGCTTGAACTCGTGCTCACCACCGGCCCACGTCAAATCCACGCCCTTCATTACGAGGACTTGGCGGTTCGGACGGGTTCTCCATCGAAGCGAAGCTCCAGCTCGCGCGTGACGATCTTGTTTTCGCCCTCAATCTCGCCGCTGTCGTTCAGCGCCGTCATGTAGGCGAAGCCGGTTTCGTACTCCGTATCACCGACGGCCGCATTGATGTGCGCAACGCGGCAGGACTTGCGCTGCTTCAGGTATATCCAGTCCATCATGAGTTCGTGGGACTGCCGTGCCCACCGCGCCGTACCGCTGACGGTGACGACGAGAGAGCCGGGCTCGACGAGCGTCTCCGTTCCTGCCGCCTCGTCTTCGCAGTCCTTGGGAACAGAGATCTCGTCAAGGCCGAGCGTGCGGTTCACCGTCCGGCCGGTGATGCCGCAGATCTTGACGAACACACCGGGCGTCTCGGTTTCGACCTCGACGACAAACTCATGGAATCGCTGAAAGGATGGCGCAGCCATTGTGATGTCTCCATACGAAAGCGGGCCGGTTGGTGATCCAGCCAGGAAGGGCTTGCGGCCCGGTTTCAGGTGGTTGGGCTTATTTCGCCCGCTTGTTGCTCTTGAGAGCCTTTGCCTGGCTCTGCGTGGGAGCCGGGACTTCCGTGGCCAGGCCCTTGGACACCGCATAGTCGACAACATCCCGAGGATGCTGCTGCGGCTCAGCGCCCGGCTTGAAGTTAAAGGAGTAGATCGACCGAGGGCGACGAAAGTTTCCTTCCCGATAAACGAGCATCCAGGCCATCAATCTTCCTCCGGGTTCTCAATGATCGTCGAGAACTGGACGACCCCATGCACGGTCAAAGGGTCTGGGTCGTCGATGACGCGCCAGAGCGCAACGCGCAGGCTGGCAAGCGCACCCGACGTCAGCTGAAAATCGCGCTCGTGCAGCGCGTCGCATACCGCAGAGACCATCTCATCCATCGTCCAGCGGTCGGGCTGACGAGACCAGATGTCGATCTGGATCGTGATATCGTGGGCGGAGATGCAGTCGGCGTCCTCAGGCGAGCCATAGACCGGGCCGCGGCTAATGTAGGCTTGCCGGCCCTTCCACGGCTTCGACGGCACCTTGTCATAGACCGCATCGACAAGGGCCATCACACCGGCATCGGCGTTCAAGGTATCCTCGACAAGGGCCCAAAGTTCACGTCCAGCGCTCATGATGATGCAACTTCCTTGGCCGCCCGCCTTATGGCGCGAGAAACTCTGCCCTTCACCTGTCGGCGGACGGCTCTCCATCCGGGAAAGAAGAAAGGTTGAGCCGTGGTGCCCGGATGGACGGATCCTGCAAATTTCCCACCGTTCTGGTGCTGGGCCGTCCCGAACTCGACGAACCGTGCGTAGAACGCATCGCCGCCGCCGGCATAGATCGTTATCCGAAGTCCTGCTTTGGTACGGCGACCGCTGCGTAGCAGGGCCATCGCGCCCTTCGGCGGATCTCCCCAAGTCCATCCGATGCTATCGGACAAAGCCCCACTGTCCCGCGGCGCCAGGCTCTTCATAAGAGCAACGGCGTCGGAGGCGGCTTTCTCCATTGCCTCTTTGATGCGGCGCTCTGCAGCTTCCGGCAATGTCTTGGTCAGCTTTCGGCGGAGCCGGTCAAGCCCTATAACCGTCACGCCGCACCGCCACTCTCGACGGTCACGTCGAGGAAAAGCCGATCGTCGGTCGGAATGACCGAACGAACAGCATACTCGGGCCCGCTCCAGTACGGCGCGTCCGGCTCGCCGAGCCATTCGCCGTTGCGAAGATCGCGCATCCGCCAGTCCGGCGCGATCTGCAGGGTATTGCTGCTGCGACGGACCCGGACAACGACCGGCTGCCGCCCTTCAAGCCGACCGGCAATCACCGTTTCACCGCCACGAAGGAACGTGAAACCCGCCCGGCACTCGAAGCGCTGGACGAACTTTCCCTCGACATTCCCCTCGCCATCGTCCTCGGCGGCGCGGCTGTCGAAGGCGACCTTGTGAAAAAGATCTTCCGAGGCCATCTGACTACCTGTAAACGCGATACGGCGACAGAAGCGCCTCGACACCGAAAGGAAGCTGCTCGACACTGCCGCCGATGACGACGGGCCCCCGATTACGAAACCACTGCGCTGCCATCATGAGAGCGGCGACCTTGATGGGCGGCGGCACATCCTTCGTCGACCAGGCCGCCGGGGCGCCTGTTTTTTCCCCGTAGCCAGCCCAGTAACGAATTCGATGATCTTCCATGGCAACCCAGCTGGCGCCCGGCGAAACAACCACGGACCCTGCGTCGAGCGTGTACGTATCAGGGTCAGCCGTCACCACATTTCCATCAGTATCACGCGCAGTGATGCTGACGACTTCCAGCGATGGCGGAAACGGCATCGGGATCCGTGCACATCCTAACCAGCCGGAAAATTCCAGCTCCTGCACACCGATCGCGCGCCCCAGCCATCCCGCCGGGCCATCAAGCCAGGCGCACGCCGCTGCGACGAAGCTATCGATCAGCTGATCATCATCATCATGCTCGACGATGATGTGCCGTTTCGCTTCCTCGCGACTGATGAACGGCGTGGGCGGCGTGATGACGACGACGGTCATAGGATCACTTCGCCTTGCTGGCGGTTTCGACCTTGACGGACGGCTTGGCCGCTGCCGTGTTCGACGGCTGCGGAGCGGCCTTGTTCTGCGGGGCGTTTTCCATCTTTGCAGTCTCCACTTCTGTTGCGAGGCCCCGTTTGATCAGAGCCTTTCCGGTTTCGTCACTCTCGACCTCGAATTCCTTGCCGCCGGAAACGCTGCCGGTCTCATCAGTGTAGAAGCTGTCAGTTGCCTTGAGTTTCATGGCTGCTCTCCTTCGGTTGATGAAGCGGGCGGATTGGGCCGCCCGCCATGATCAGCCGAACTCGATCAGGCCGCCGTCGCCGCGGTGACGCTGTCGGAGAAGTCGCCCTTGACGAAGGATTCGGGGCGATAGACCGCAAGCGCCAGGCGCTCCTCTGCGCGGACGGTGACGAGGTTCTTGCGGAAGTTGTCGCTGTCTTCCGTCGAGATCTCGACGTTGGCTTCCTCGCGATCGAAAATCTGCGCCCCGAGATTGAACGCGCCGACAAGGTACTTGTCGACCGTCATGGCCTGCGTCTCGACGACCGGAAGGCGCCACAGGCGGGGCTCCGCTCCACCCTGCGGGTTACCGATGATGTGACGCCCGGTGGTGTCCTTCACCAGCTCGATCGTCGCCCAGTCGGTCGGATGCAGGACGACGCCGGTCGGCGGATACTCCGCAAGGAAGGCCTGCAGCATCGCCAGGCGAATGACGTCGATCTTCGTCACCGGCGCGGGGATCGTGACCGGGGCGCTGAATGCCGTAGCCTGGGTATAGATGCCGTTCAGGTTGGTGCCCGTACCTGCGCCCATCAGCAGCTGGGCTTCCTCGACGAGCGCGAGACCGTAACGCAGACGGCCGTCGATGTAGCTCTGCAGCATCGGCACGTCGTCGAGGATCTGCTTAGTGGCAAGAACCCAGTGCGCGATCGTGGTGACGGGCGTCGTCATGATGTCGAACTTGATCTCGGACTGCGGCTTGGCAGCGCCGAGCGTTTCCGAAACCGTCGCCGCATTGTTCGTGAAACCCGTCTCCTTCACGTACTGGATCGCGTTCGAGCCGGTCTCTCCGGGCGTCAGCAGATCGCGGATCGTCATGCGTCGCTGCGGCTGGGCGATGATTCCGGGCTGTCGCTGCGGAACGATCAGGTCGCCGGCAGAGCCGTCGGCGTCGGTCGTCAGGGCAGAGATGATCGCCTTCACGGCGATGGAGACGCGGCCCTTACCGCCGGACTTGATGAACGCCTTCAGGTCATCATGCTCGGTGACCATCTGGCCGATCGACTTGCGCTTCTCCTGGCTGCCGGGCTCGCGAACCATCTTCTGCTCGATCTCGGACATTCGCGCCGACAGCTCATTGTGCTTGACGAGTGCTTCGTCGGCCGACTTCTTCGTATCCTCAGTCACCTTGCCGAGATTCTTCAGTTCGGTGTTCGTGAGTTCCGCCTGCTTTTTCACCTCGTCGGCCGCCGCCTTGAGGTCCCGGGCAAGCGTTTCCATGTCGGCGCCGCCGAATGCGGCCGCAGATGCGACCATCAGGCCGGTGGAGTGCGCGGCCATCGGATCGACGCCGAGGTGCACGGAAAGTGCAGCCACAAGGGCGATGCCAAGGCATGCGAAAGTGCCGAGCGTCACCGCCCGGGCGAATTTGCTAGTCATGGGGATTATCCTTTCAGAGGGACTTGAGAACGTCCGCGGCAGCCCGCAGGGCTTTGAGTGCCGCGTCGGTGGGTTGGTTCGCCTCGCCCTCGGGCTCACCCCGAATGGCCTTCACATAGCCGACAGAGGCGATCTGCACGGCCATGGCTTTCGGAACACCTGCCTCGCGCAGGATGTCCTCGAATTCTTTGACGGGCATGGGATCGCCGTCGCGCAGACGGCGGGCGAATTCATCCATGCGCTCGGACTTTACGGCCTCGACCCGCGCCCTGCGATTTGCGGGAAACGACACGACGGATACCTCCATCAGGTCAAGCTTGAGCAGCTTACGAGCCCCGCCGTTCGTTGCCGGCTCGGTATCGATTTCCCGGTAGCCGATCGAAAGGCCGCGGATCGCGCCGGCCTTCATCAGGATGCGGGCCTCGTCGGCCTTCTGCACGCCGGTCAACAGGCGCCCCTTGCCCCAAAGCCCTTTTCCATCCTCGGCAAAATCCTCCCAAACGCCAATCGGCGTCCAGGGGTCGTGCTGCCACAGCATCAGCGGAGCCGTCCCCTCGCGCTTGTGCTTCGCGAGGCTCTCGGCGAAGGCGCCTGGCTCGACACTCTCGTTGTAACTGTCGCGGACGCCAAACACAGAACCGTAGCCCTCGAAGACGCCGTCCTCTTTCGGCTCGGCCTTGATCTCCAGGGCAAAGTCCTTGGTCTTCATCGGATCACTCCTCATCGAGGGAGGGGCCGCCATTATGGCCCATCATGGATTTCACGCGATCGTCGATCAGCGCATTGATGTCGCCACCGAAGAGCAGGCTCAGCATTGCCGACCGCATCTGCTGTTCCGGCGCAGCATTCTGGCCGAGCTGATCGAGTGGCAGCATGTTCGACTGGACCGTCAGAACGTCGCCGCCCGGCAGCGGCGGGCGATTGTCCAGCGCACGACCCTCGTTGCGGGTGATGTAGCCGTTTTGGCCAAGGGCGCTGAGCAATGCCGCGCGCCCCTGGCTGTCGGCGCGAAGCAGTCCTTCCAGATTAAACTCGGCAAAGATCGAGGCCCGCTGCGCGGCAGGGATGAGCTGTTTCTTGATCGCCTGCTCGATGCGGGTCAGGTAAGGCCGCAGAGAGAACGTCAGAAATCCGATCATCTGCTGCTCAAGGCCGGTGCCCCAGCTGGTTGACTTTTCCGTGTGGCCGATCATGAACGGCGGCACCCGGAACCAACGGCAGATCTCTTCCACATGGAAACGCCGCGTCTGCAGGAGCTGCGCATCTTCCGGGTTCATGCTGATCCCGGCAAAGTCAAAACCATGAGGCAGAGGCATCACCTTGCCGGCGTTGAGCGACCCCATGAAATCGTTAAACAGGGCGAGCAGCTCCTTCCGCTGATCGGATGTCGACTTGGTGCCAGGCGCTTCCTTTATGAAGCCCGAGATCTGCAGCCCGTTGCGGAACGTCTCAGCTGCAACCTCGTCGGCCGCGAGCGCCGTTCCCATCGTCTGGCGCGCATAACTGATCGGCGATAGGCCGACATCGCCGCCCGCACCGAAGCCGCGAACATGGAAGATCTTCTCTTCCGGGATTTCGCGAAATCCCTGCGGGTCACTGTAGGCATAGATGCGACGTCCGGCGGAGTTTCGACGGACACGTATCCGATCGGGGCGCAACTGCTCGATGGCGACGAGGCGGTCGCCGATTGTCTTCTTCTCGGCATAGAAGTTACCCCATAGGCACAGGCATACGACAATGGCCTCTACGAACTCGGCAGCCGTCTGATCGGCATTCGGGCTGTCATGCAAAAGTCCGTAGAGCGGAAGCTCGCGTGCAACCTTCTTGGCATCACCATCGCGACGATAGACCAGGAGCGGCAAAGTCCCGATCGTCTCCGATAGAAGGCGGATGCACGACCAGGCAGTGGCAAGCTGCAACACCGTGTCGGGACTGACGCGCTTGCCGGCGGCGCTCCCAGATGTAGCAAGCGCCGCCTTCAGCGTCTCCGCGTCATCCCGGTTCGACAGCTTCACGTTTCGACGGCTGAAAAGGCCTGTCCAGATGCTCATGCCCGCGCCGCCATTTCCTTGAGGTATTCACCAAGATCCGGCCCCTTGCCGGCAGCCTCCGGATTGAGGAACATCAGCATCGAGGCGTTGAACATCGCCATGAGAAGGTCAATCTTGGCTGCGCCGGATACTTCCTTCGTCACGATGTAGTTGCTTCCCTTCAGCGTCTGCTTCGCGTTGCCGACACTCCACGCCATGATGGGTTGATCTCCATGCAGAAAGCGTCGGTCCTCAAGTTTCAACGGAACGGACGAAATCGCCGTCTGGAGTTTCCAGCCCTGCGTTACTGCCTGTACGAGCGGCTGCTCCAGCTGCTCATCCTCTAACGCATCCAACAGTAGGGCCACACCAGCGGAATCGAGCCCGATACCACCGGCCTCCGGAAGCTTGCCGGTGTCCGCAACCTTGCGGCAGATCGCGGCGGCCGATGCCGCCTGTTCCTCGCCATTGGCGGAGATGATGAGATCGCCATCCTCGTCCGAGAACTTCCGGAGCTGCTGAGCAATGCTCTTGCGTCGCTCGAAGACAATCTCGCGACCCCATGCTTTTCCCCAGCCGAGCCACCGTTTCGTGGTGGCTTCGCGGCCGATTACATACAGCGCCGCAAGGTCGTCCGCGCCGCCCCAGTCGATCCCGATGGTGCAAACCTCGGACCGGGCAAGGAGATTGTCGAGACCTTTCAAACTCTCGTCGATGCAATTGGACCAGTGCAGCGATCCAGACCAGGAATCGCCACCGAGGCCGACGCCGATCTCGATGTTCAGGTGCTGACTGGTCCAGACCTGCTCGGTCTCCTTGCTGACCCTGCCATTGTTCTCGTAGTCGTCGATGAGTGCCTGCGGATCGATCGAGCGTCCAAGGTTCGGCAGCAGACACGACCAGTTCTTCTGGTTGCGCCAATACTCTTGATCGAGCTGTTTCTCGCGAGGGAATTCGTAGAGCACCGGCAGCATGATGGGTGCCGCACCGCCCTTTCCGTCGCGGATCGCACGGGCCTTTTTGAGCTCCACCTCCCATATCCCCGCAGGTCGCTCGTCCGACTGCGTCGTGATCATCAGCACCTGGCCGCGCTGCTTGGTAATGCCGCCGCCGCGAATCTGCTGCATGACGCGCGTCGCCTTGGCGTTCTTTCCCAGCTCGTGCAGTTCGTCGATGATCGTCAGAACGGGGATTTCGCCCGTCACGATCGAGGTATCGAACGTCTTCACATTCAGCTTGGTGCCCGTCTTCTCCCGAGTGATGCACTTCAGGTGATCCTGCACCTTGAAGATCTCGCTAAGCTTCGGGTCGATCCGGATCATGCCCTGCGCCTGCTCGAAGCAGCGCTCCGAGATGTTCTGGCTGGGCGCCACGATCAGCATTTGCCGGTTCGGGGCTTCCTCCATGAACAGTGCCGTGAGGCCGAGGGCTGCGACGTAGGTCGTCTTGGAGTTCTTCTTCGGCACCATGCACAGAAGCTCCCAGACGATCCGGCGCTGGGTCTCCGGGTCCTCACTCGCGAGGAATGCCGCCAGAATATCCCTGAACCAGTCGCCGCACGCCTCGGACAGTGGCGGGTTTCCGGTTATATCCGGAAGGCGCAGCCGGTTGAAGAACGCCAGTGCCTTGGCGGCCTTCTGCCTGTTCAGGGGAACTTCCGACATCGGCGTTTCGCCGGCCTGAAGCTTGTCCCACCAGTCCAGGCAAGCGAACCGGGGAAGGTCCTCAGTGTCGAGCATTATGCGACGCTTCCTGATCGAGCTCCGCCATCAGATCGGCGTCGGCATCAAGCGCACGCTGCGCATTGAGGATCTTCTTTCCAACCCGCTCTTGCTGCGACGGCTTGTCGTCCGACTTGCCTTCGGCAGCAAGTTCACGTTCGATCTGCATCCGGTCATTGCGCTCGACCAGCTTCCCGAATTCCTTGAAGGCGCCGACGTTCCCGGCCTCGGCCAGGTCCCAAGCCAGCTCCAGGCGGCGGGCATCCATCTTGTCGCGAGCCCCGTCGCGTTGGCGGAGCTCATAAAAATAATACTTGTGCAGCGTCGGCAAAGTGATGTCGAGAACGGCCGCAATCCTCGGATTGCCCCACCCGAGAGCGACTAACATACTGACGCGGCTACGTGTTTTTTTCGTCACCTCATGCGGCGGCCTACCGCGCTTTGTCGGCTTGGCAATGTAGGGGTTGCCAAACAGGTCAAAATCTTCGGTCACGATTAAAAAATCCCTGAATGAGA